CGTGGTTGCCTAGTACATAAACAACCTGTGTTTTAGATAGGCTTATTTTAAGCAACCTACGCAGGACCTTGCTTTGTGGCCGATTGAAATACCATTTATTTTGCTGTATCTTCCAGCAATCAAAAATATCCCCATTTAGATATAGATAGTCTGAGGTATGATTACGTAGGAAATCATTTAGCAGTGCTGCTTTACAACCTTTGCTGCCCATGTGTAAATCGCTTATTACGATGGTGCGATAGTGTTTTTTTAATTTCATACAGTAATATTTATCAAACAAAAAAATAGCCCGGAAGTTGTCCGGGCTATTAGCTCTGTTAACGTACCTTCGCTGGAAAGATGTACCTATAGCTTCCAACCCCAGTGTTTAGTGTAATTTGTATAGCACCTTTTAATGAAAATGCCATTTCGCAATCACATGTGTCAGCCATCTTTAAAATACCTAAAACCTGTGAAATTTTCCATTTATACGGACTTTCAAAAGTTTCTGTACGATCTGATGCAAAAACAACGCCGCCTCGTTGCGTGGCTGCACCGTCTTCACCAATAAAAAATTTCAAATCGCCATCAACAATTTGCGGACTAAAATATTGTTCATAAGTAGATAAACCATTTGCTGCCCATGCTAACTGTTGTATGTTGCTTTTACTTGGAGTAATAACTACATCCCATTTAGGTTCGATCCATTTTGGTTGATCAGGCACTAGTTGTTTACTCATAAACCTGTAATTTATATAACTCTTGCTTTTGTTTACATATGCTAGTTCAGATGGAACTTTTTCTGCATTCCTATTTTCATAAGTTACAGTCATAACACTGTCGTTTGAACTGAACTCTGGATCACTTGTAATAGTTTGCAGCAAAGAAAGATTACTTAGACCAAATTCGCCGTCAAGCTCATCTAATGGTTTAGAAAATTTAGCCTTCAGAATCACTTCTTTTTCTTTTTCCATAGCTTCAACTAAAATTTCTTTTTTAGAAGCTGTAATCTTAATTCTATCAAAAAAACCATTTGGTATTACATACGTGGTGATGTCTTTAACGTAGTCTTTTAGCGCCATGTTTTTGCTCCGATCTTTATTTGTTGTTGTTCTTCTTCGAACATTCTCATATTTTCTTGAATCATTTCATCTGTCCATCCGCACAAATGTTTTAAAATGAATCGCTTTGATAAGTATGAAGGTGCAGCATTGAGTGCGTCAATTAGTGTTTTTAGTTCTTGTGGTTCATATATCAAAATATTTTTTGCAGTTATTTTTTGCATTTTGGTCCTTTCTAAAATGAAAATAGTTCATTAAATGTGTTATTATCTTTGTTTGATTCTAAATCCCATTTAAGAACTCCTAAGAGATTCTGAACCTTTTTGTCTATAATTGCAGCTTCCATTGCATCATCATCAAATGGTAATTCTTTGAACCATTGAGGTAGTGTCATTTCATCAACAGGATATGCAACGCTAGTCAATCCGCTTGGATTAGATTTTAATTTGCAAACAATAACTTTGAACCCATCTTGTATAGGCATACTATAGTTATCGTTGTATATCTTTTTCAATCTATTCCAATTGATACTTGCTAGAACATGTCCTGGGATTGATTTTTTAGGCGCACTGGTCTTTAAGTCTGGTTTTTGTCGAGCATTTATTATTCCTTCATAATACGTTATCTTGTTTGCTCTTTTTGGCGAACCTTTAAGCCATGCAGGCCAACTGCGGAATTCTTTACGGAATTCTAAAATTTTATTTTGAATTTCAGATTCTTTACTGCCAGTAAGTACATCAATTAACAAATCACTTAAAAAATCTTGAACAATCTTTGGTGTATCGCTGCGTTTAAGATCAAGACCCATAGCCTTGATCTCACCTTTTTTGCCGTTGATATCTTTTCTTTTGCCTTCTTTGTCATAAATCAAAACTGCATAGCGTTTTTTTGTAATAAACAGACCTTGAATTGCACATAGTTCTCTAGCTGCCTTAATAATAGATCCATTTTGCGGAGGACAATTAAATGCTTTATTCATAAATTCTGAAAAACTAGCATTAGTTATGTCTGCTATCTTATCGTACAAATCAGTTACATTTTCTTTTGACCAGTCAAAATCTTTAAATTCAGGCAAATCCTTCATTACTGGATAAGCTGAAAAGTAGGCGGAATCGGTGTTATGTAAAAGTATATCATTACCAAAAAAGAAAGGATCACCATTCTTTATAGAAATATCGTAAACATATTCATCTATCTCTCCGAGACATTCAATTGATTTTACTTTGGTGTAGTCTGCATCCATTCTACTATTTCCTTAATAATCATTTCTTTATTTGTTAGATAATCTGATTCCCATACCACAAATGTTCTAAATCCTGCGGCATGCGCTATATCAAGCTTAATTCTATCTTTTTCCCAAATGTCGCTAGCAACCGTGCCTCTGATTTGGTCAGTGGCGCTGTAAATTTTTGGATTTGCATGCCAATAATCTCCATTAAATTCTATTATACAATCATTGTGTTTTATATCATATACTACATATGAATTTTTTATATGATTCCATTTACCAAAAGGTGACGTCAGGTTTGTGTTATCAAGTTTACCTAAAGTTTTCTCTAATTCTTTTACAAATTCTAATTCTAGAGTACTTGAATATGATGATCGGTATCTAGCAGCGATTTTAGCGACTGCCTCATCAATAGTGATGTCATACTTAATTGCTACTAATTCCGCTTTGTGTGGTGCACTCTTTTTTTGACACAGATCATTCCAATATTGTAATCCATATGTGTTAACAATATATTCTTTGCTTTTTGTAAATTTTTGACGGTCGCAATATTCTTCCCATTTACGTAATCCATCTTCAACCCCATGCTTTTTTACCATGTTTTCTACAGTAATTGCTCTCGACACATTATACTGATCAAATTCATCAGCAGTCCATCCATACTTTTCTTGTTTATATTCAAAGGTGTTAGATTTTGCTTGTTTCTGTTTATATGCTTCCCACTTAATTCTTCCGTCTTTCTCGCCGTATTTGTTAATCAATGTAACTAATGTTACAGCCGTACGTTTGGCTAGTTCGTCATCAACCACTTTAGCAAATGGATATGCATTCATGTATTCTTCACCGTTTTTAAATCTTCCTGTACAGTTATACTTAAAATGAGTCCATTGTAGTCTAGATGATTCAAATCCGCATTCAAGACATTTTGGCATATGCTGATACTCCTGTCCCCATATGCCTATTTATCTATTATACTACAAATGTAATGATGTTGTCGCCTTCTAATATTTCAGTTGGTTTAACTTCAACAAGATATCCATCCCTATCAACCATAAGACTGTGATCTTCGGTCACTGTTACCTGTTTGCCGTTTTCAGTAGTAATACGATATAATTTCTTTTTAGTCTTGTGTCTCATTACGTACTCGATTGGATTAACTAACGGTACCATTTCATACGAATTAAATCCAACCACCTTTGCTTGCGACCATAATCCATATTCTTTACCGTTAGAGATACAGTGTTCAAAACATTCGTTGTAAAGTTGCTCAATAGTTATTTCTCCGGAGTCTGTCTTGATTAATGTATCTCCAGTAACACTGTCACCATAAATTACTGAAATTCCAAGGTGATTATAGTCACCTGCAATAATTTCATTAATTTTCGATGCCATATGTTTCACAATACAACGGCCACTTAATGTTGTACTTTGCGCCACACGAGGATCATAAAATCTGCTGCCAGGATTTCCAATAGCGCCATATAAACTGTTTAGCAAAATCTTTTTGATCAGTTGTCGTTGATCATAAAATTCAGCTAGTGTTTTGTATTCTTTCTTCTTCTCTGTATCAGTTTCTTCATCCGCCATTTTAGCATATTTGCGCATTTCTGATTGTAGCTCTTTACGCTCTGCATACCAACGTGCTAATAGCCCAGGAATTATTCCTGGTTTATCATAACTAAAAATGGTACCATTTGCAGATAATGTAAATTTTTTCCCACTCTGAAATACAAGATCAAAAAGTTCTACTGCAGAAACTGTTGATGTAGACCCATCTTCAAAATCAACTGTAATAGGTGTTAATTCTTTATTGATTACTTGATTGTATTCAAGAGTGCCAAACATACCGCCCCACGCATCTGCAAAACTTTTCTTTTCTACTTTAATACGTTTTGCAATTAGTTTGTCAGTACTTTCTGGTCTAATATGTCCAACCACAGTTTCTGGACTCATATTCAGTGCTCTAATAGCAGAAGGATATAGACTGTTTATATCAACTCCGCCGATCCACTCATGCATGCCTTCTTTAGGGTCTGCGACATACGCACCGACAACCCCAGATATGTTGTCTTCACTGTCTTCATCGTCAATATCATTATCACGAACTGGGGAATTGTCCCTTTTGCGATTTGGAACAACGAAGCCTAAATCCCAGGCTTCGTTAACAATTGCTTGGTCAATTAAACCTACAGCTCCAAGCGTAGTCCCTAATAATACACAATTTTCATGTGCTAGGTTGTTACTTAAATCAATGAATTTATTTTTGGCATCAATCTTAACAAGAAGCATAACGTCTTGTCTGTTATATTCAATGAATTTTTCAAAATCTTCGTTATATAACTTATCAAGACTTCCTTCATAATGAATTTTTTTGTCGCCTACATCATATTCGCCCACAAAGTCCAATCTATAACTGTGCATTTCATGATAGGTGTGCTTGCGATACAATTGGAGATAATCCATATGAATTCTACCAACTAGATCATATGTTATAGTTGTACGACCATATGCTTCATATTCTCGTCTTTTTGGAAATTTATTCCACAAACATAAACGACGTGTTTCGTCTTTTCCTAATGTTTGCACAATACGATTGTAAATGTACGGTATGTCAAATCCTTCTGAATTCCAACCGCTTAGAATATCTACATCTTCGATTAATCCAAGAAAAATTTCAAGAAGCTCTTTTTCGTTTTCACAAAGTATTGTATCTTCAAATTTATTAGTGATATTTTGAGCAGTTTCTGTATCAAGACCTTTGGGCTTAATAACCATTGTAAAATTACGTTCAAGCCACGAAAGGTAAACTGAAATAGCAGTTATAGGTGAGAATGCATCGGCAGGACTTGAAAATCCTCTTAGTGGATCAAAATCCACTTCAATATCAAAAAATCCAACATGTAATTTTGGTGTTGATGCAGCTTTGTAATTGTCATAGAGACATCTAAAAATTGGATTAATATCTGTTTCATGCAGTGATAAACGAGGTAATAAACTGGTTTCTCTATTGAATTCTTTTATCTTGTTTGTGACAAATTTTTCGCACAGTTTACCGTAAATATTTGGATACTTGCCTCGCTGTCCAGGCCAATAGATTACATATTTTGTATTATATGTGTTATAAACCCTGCGTCCTTGTTTATCTCGTTCAACAACTAGAATTTGATTCTTTTCACGTTCTAAATATGCATCAATATACATAGTATTCCTTATTATTCTTTATCTATTGTTGTTGAAAAACAAAAAGGCAACAAGATTTATTCGTATCTAACATGAGATTGTGTAAGAGTTTGATACATTTGACTGTTATACCATTTGTAACTGTCTAAAATCATGTCAGTTAACGAAAACTGCGGTCTCCATCCAAGAATATCAAATGCCTTTTGATTATTAGAAAATCTTTTAACAGAATCTCCATCGCGACGAGGTCCGTAACGGTATGGCAACTCTTTGCTAAGTAAGCTCTCAGTTGTGTCTATAACCTGTTGTACAGAATGCCCGGTTCCGCCGCCTAAATTAATAATGTGAGCACCTGGATTATTTGGTAGCCAATTTACTGCTTTTACACAGGCATCAGCAATATCCATTACGTGTGTGTAATCTCTTATAGCAGTTTTGTCAGCTGTTTCCCAATCTCTACCAAAAACAGTAAAATCAGTTCCGTGTACTAGAGATTCCATAATTTTAGCTAACAGATGCGAACTGCCGTTTAATTCACCTAAGTTGTAGTTTTTATGGCTTCCTGCTACATTAAAAAATCTAAAACTAATGCTTCTTAATCCGTGAGCACCATACCAGTCTTTTAACATCATTTCTCCTACCATTTTAGTAGTAACATAAGGACTATATGGTAACAGCGGACTTGTTTCGTCTACTGCATAATCTTGATCTGCGTAGACTCCACTAGAACTAGCAAAAACAATGTTGTTAATGTTGTTTGCATAACAACATTCGAGTAAATCGAGCGTTTTGATTACATTGTTGTCCCATGTAGCAGATGGATTTGTCATGCTAGGACCCACTGTGCTGTTTGCAGCTAGATGTATTATAGCCTTAGGCTTGTAATCTCTAATTGCATTTTTTACAACCGGGCTGACAAAATCTTCGTCGGCAACTAAATCACAAAATCTAGTTGTATGAGGAAGAAATTTAGCACGCCTATCAATAATCATAACTGAATAATCAGTTTGTTCTTTTAATTGCGCTGCTACGTGACTACCAATATAGCCACTGCCTCCTGTTATGAAAATCCATTCTGTCATATTTTTATCCTAGATTAACTGATTATGCTCTACCTGCCGCCATAAGAACCTGCTCAACTTCATCTAATTCCTCGCGGCTTTCGGTAAGTTTATCTTTGTTTTGGCTATTTTTGAAAGCTATTGTTACAGCCTTGTTTAATACCGTTTTTTTAATATCAAGCTCGTCGGCAACAGTTTCTATGGTTTCTTTGAGGCCTTCTTTGAGGGCAGCAACATCGTGCAAAACCTGTACACCTTCGTTAATTAGACTCTGTAGTCTAGCCTTATCCCCACTTGATAATGAACCAATTGACATGTAATTACTCCTTTATTGATAAATTAGCATGTCAGTTTTAGTAGTTGAGTGTCAATTAAACGTTGATTGCCGAACCTTGAACTTCAATTGTATTATTCAACGGTGTCCAAGATTTAAAATTATCAGTATACCACATAGTATACTGAGTTAGTATGCTTCGAGCAAATGCCAGCCATCTATATGAACCTTGTAAAGGAAGAACTTGCAAGCTGTTAAAAACATAACCCGGTACAGAGAATGTTTGATATTCAAGACCGTCTATTGTAAAATAGACAGAATTTATAGTATTAATTGCCATGATGTTATTCTGATTTTCTACAACAATTTGAACAATTGGCCCAGACGACGAGCTGAAAACCTCATTCCAAAAACTAGTATTCAATTCTGTGCTTGTATATAGTTTGTTATTTGTTGCCCAAATCCATAAATTGACTCCGTCAATTTGATATATGTTTACTGAAAACAGCGTACCAATACCAGCAGGAGTAACTCCTTGAACCCATGAAATTCCATAATCAAGACTATAATAAAAGATACCAGATCCTATCCCATTTGAACCAAGTGCTATCCATACATCTGCATCTTCTGCCTGATTAATCACAGCGTTTGAAAAATAAGATACTGAATAAAAAATACTATTATTGTTAGGGTGTGTAAATACCATTTGCCACAAACCTGTAGCTTGATTTGCTCTATAAATTTGAGCTACTTGTGTCTTAGGCGGATAGGGACCGTATCCATTAATATAGTTATAACTACCAACTGCCAGCCAGTGGGCATTACTATTAGGGTCGTTGGATTGATTTATGCAAGTAGTTCCAAAACCGTCATTAATTTCATTTATTGACCAATTAAGCATATCAGTTGACGTTGATACCCAGCCACGTTGATTAGATACAGCAGCCGTGGTACCGTCCGTAGCAATTGACGTACAGAAATCATTTGTCTGAAATGGTATACTGTTTGTTGTCCAAATTACACCGTCGGTGCTTTGGCTGGCAACGGGCCAACTACCAAAAGGTTGATTAAGTACACCTGCAATAATAATAGTTTGCATAAAAAAAATTCCAATAAATGATAGTGTATTTATTGGAATTTTAACTTCAACTGTTTAGAGTTTCTCTTATGTTGCGAACATAGTCACTACAGTAACCCGCTACATTTAGATTTTTTACATCCCCAAGAACACCCGCAACTTCTGGCATAACACAAATACTGCCAGGTGTTAATTCTTTACCAGGAAATGTCCAAATATAGCCAGAGCTAGTTAAAACACAGGGATCGTTTTCGTGAAAGAACACGTGACCGGCCCAGATACGTCTTAATTGATATAGAGTTGAAATGCTTTTAGCATGAATCCACATATGATGCCTGCCATCATAATTATCCCATGATAGTAGCCATTCTTGTGGTATTTGTTCTTTAGGTTTGTCATGCCCAAGGTACCAACAATAATTTTGATACCATAAATCAATTTCAACATCAAAACCTTGATGTCGCGCGGCTAAAATTGCAGAAATACTGTTTTCTTTGTCTTTATCAGGCCCATCTACAAGCCCTCTGTGTGCAATTAATATAGGTAGTTTTTCACTCATATTTCGTTATAATACGAGTGAAAAATTTATGCAATAATAGTAGATACTACTGATCCATTTTCAACCAAAAATGCATAAAAAGAAATAGATTGAAATTCATTTTTTAATGAAAGAAACGCAGTAAGATTATCAATTTGATCATCATACAACGATACGGTGGTATACTGTTGGTTCACCAATAAATTGCGAATTATTATTTTTTTACGTTCCGGTGTAGAACCATTTTGTAAGTTTCCTGCTCTAAAAACATGCACATTTTCAATAGCCATTCCGTGTTTGGTAAATGTTTCTAAGAAAATATCTTTGTCATCGAGGTCGCTACGTGCGGTAACAATTACAGTTCTTGATAAGCTATTTTCTAGAGATTCTAGTATTGCAGATTGCGCGATTTGCCAAATATCCTGATTTGGTATGCTTGTATCGTAAAAAAGTTTTGAATCAGTATATTCTGAAAAATCAAACGATTCTCCAGGCTTGAGTTTATAATCTATAAACTCGCCAGCATTTAAGGATTTAATTACGCCAGTTTCTGTTTTAATTTTTGGCTGAGCTTTGGTTTGAAACAAAGTATCATCGATATCAAATATATTAAGAACTGTCACTTAGGCCTCATAGATATACAATACGTATACTGTTATACCGTTTAGATGTCAAGACCTTAAAATTTGGTATTTAAAAATGATATACGATTTAGAGCTTCGTTTATTTGTTGGTCAATTTCGTTTTCTTCAACAGCTGACTTAAAAACTGCATACATAACTGGTTGCTCATCAGTTCCAGCTAAGCCTGTTGTTAATGGATCTGCTCCTTGTTCATTGTTAGAAAACTCTTGCAGTATGTTATCATATACTTGGTCAAAATCACCATTTTCATGCGACATTTCATGTTGCTGTTCAAATCTTGCAGAATTTGCACCAAAGCCTTCATACCAAATTTTAAATTCACCAATTTGTTGACTACCAATGTCTGATGGTTGAAGCTTTTCTATAAAATGTGTAACCTCATCTGGCAATTCAAGGTATTCTTCGTATTCCTTCATAACTTGCCTCATACCTTTGCAGTGAATATTTTGATACCAACTAGCACGCTTTTTATAAAAATTGTTTGCATCTGGATCATTTTTTACTCTAGCTGCTGTTTTGCAACTTGGTTTTGAATGATAATGGTTTGAAATCCAGCGTTTCAAAGCACCTGATGACTTACCAGGATAGTGTTTATATTGTTCTTCTTCTATAGAAAATTCCTTAGACTTATCTAAAGATTCAAAATTCATATTATAAAAATCATGTAATTTCATGGCGCTTCAATCACAAATATTATTGGTTATTTATTTTTCTATTTACCATATCTAATAAATATGGTTTATTTGGTTTAGAAAGGAACAAAGATGGATCAATTCTGGGGGTATCATTTAGCTATAGATGCAGCAGGACCAAATTTAGAAGCTATTAGTAGCATAGACACGGTTACAAAATTTAGCAAAGAACTTGTTAGACGTATAGATATGGTTGCATACGGAGACCCGCAGGTTGTACGGTTTGGTAGTGGAAATAAAGCAGGAATTACTCTAGTACAACTTATCGAAACGTCAAATATCTGCTGTCATTATGTTGAAGATGATGGCAACTGTGGTACTGCTTTTTATTTGGATGTATTCAGTTGCAAGCCATTTGACAACGATGAAGTAATTCGCTGTTGCCAAGATTTCTTTGGCAAGACCAATAATCGAATACATTATTTTGTTCGGCAGGCTTGAGCTAAAAGTGTTTGGCAATAATGCTTGCAGCTTTGTCAGCATTATTGCCATACAAATTAGCAATCACCCGCTGTTTTTCTGACTCATCCGTTAGCATTCCGCGTATTTCACTTGCACTTGATACGATAACACCTGCAACTTCAAATGGCACAACCGGCATTATAGTCACATATGCATGACCATTTTTGGTATCAAACGGCTTCATTTCCACGTTTTGTTTCCATTCCTGCAGATATGTCGGCGATCCATCTTTTCTATTACCAAACTTTAATCGATCCGCATCCTTTTCACTTATGACAAAGATCACACGGTCGTTTTTTGGATCGTAGTTTGCTAATATCTCGCTGGCAATATATGGATTTTTTACTTCTGCGACACGATTACCGGGTATTCCAGATAATTGTGCTAGTGATTTACGTTCCTCAAAATTAAAAGGACTATCCGGTCCAACTTTTCCGCTGGTAGCGATCCAACGATCTGCGTAGGGAAAACACATGCCCATTAGCTCATAAATTGCAGCATGTCCACGATGGAATGGTTGGAATCTTCCTGGATAGATGACTACCGTTTTTGATTGCATTTATACAAACTCCCCAAACGTTGCCTGCACCTTTTTAATAGCAAATGTCTTTTCATCACCTTTTTTGGTGCCAACCTCACCTGATTTAACACTGATCATGCTAGTAAACACACCAGGAATACGCTTAAAACTGCGCGCATTATGAACCTTATTTTTTGCTTGCAGCAAAAGTGTGTCAAAATCTGCATTTAGGTCATATTGATATAGCAATGTAGCTAAATCCTGTATGCGTTGTGACCGCCAGATCACGGTTCTATATGCTTGTGTATATGAACTATGTACATATGTTACTTTTCTCAATTGCAATTCACTGCTACTGAGATTGAACTCATATTCTTGATCATAGTCACTTCCAAACGGGGCTTCAACATGTATAAGTCCCCCAGGATCTAATACTGCGATATCAATGCCAAGTCTATCAAACAGTTTGTCTGGCTCGGTTTCAACAGTGGAGATTTTAACCAATCCTAAGATTAGCCCTTGTTTTGTTGCTGGAAAATCTAAAAACTGTTGTTTAAAATCAGCTTCATTTGCATCTAATGCAATGATATTGTCAATTTGAACGCTATATCCAAGCATAGAGTCAAAGTATCGCACGGTTACTATTTCTCCGCTATTATAGGTACGCTTACCCACATATTTTGCAGACGAAAAAAGCACGATAACGCTTAAAGGCTGTTGCTCAAAAAACGCTTGTAAGTCTTTCTTTACAGCAGGTTTTGATTTTTTTGTGTTGATATGCACAACCAAATCTATATCGCCAAAATCCTGCTTTAAGATATCTGAATTGAAGCTGCCAGACGTACGCAGGCTGACAAATCCAGGAAATCGTTCTATTAGGCCACTAAAACTGCTAACAAACTGGCAAAAATCTCGTCTTGATTTTATCCTATCAGCGCCAGCAACACCTGACATTATAACAATCCCTTTAATTTAGAGTCCTCTGGTAGAAACTTACCGCTTAGGTCAAGCACATGACGTCTGGATAGCCAATATGTCTGCAGATCGTCTGGAATATCTGCGCGTGTTGAATCTAATATTTTGAAATAGATGTCAAGCAACTTTTGATAATCATTGTGGCTCAGCCCATTCTTTAGTATGCTGTGTAGTGTATAATAATTTTCAGCATCATCTTGTGTGAGATCTACTCCCAAACGGTAGCTAAGGATTTTTAAGGCCAGTTCAGGATCGGTGGCTAAAACCTCACCGGTTTCCTTATCTTTTATTCCACTAACATGGTTGAATGAAAGATTAGCTACCTGAAAGGCAGACAGCATCAGCTGGGTACGATGCAGACCTTTTACATTAGACCCCGGTGGTATTAGGGCAGAATAATAGGAGAATTTTAACCATTTAATGTTGCCAATCATCCAGTCGATTTGTACCTCTACACCAAGAGTATTACCATGTTGGTCAATTTGCGGATAACAGCTGAATAAATTGCCGTCTGTTGTCTTTTTTTGGTTGAAAAGTAACGTAGTTGAATGATCATTGGCATAAGATGCAAGGGTCTTTAGGAACGCTTTCATCTTAAGTTGTGACGGACTTGATGTCCTTGCACGTTTTTCTAAAATCACATATTCGGCATCAACATCTAACGGATTTATACCCCATTCGGCAATAGAAGACGTGCTCATGCCTGCATCAAGAATAGAAGTTGTATCTATTGCAAGATCAATATCGCCTGACTCGGCTTTTTTACCAACTGAACCAACTGGTTGGAAATAATCAACATTGAAAATTGTTGATCTATTAGGAAAAATACGTCTAAGTTCAGAAAAGTAAGAATCAAGAGTTGGGATTATATTCTCTTGTTTGATGCAAGTAGTCCTGCCCTCAAAGACATTACCACCCATGTTTTCGCTCCTTAGAATCGTACTTTTGTACTTTTAGCACAACATGTACTGAAAATCAAGACAAATTTTGAAATATCAGTCTAAATCTTTGAAAGTTCGAACTGTACTTTTAGAATTTACCCATTTTGGTTCTTGACTTGCAGAGGCTACCATAACTTGATGACGGACGCCCATTATTGCATCTGTTTTTTTAACAATATCAATTTCTTCAGGTGCATAACATACTACTGTAATTGACTGATTAAAGGAACTTTCTTGATCTATTTGTACTTCACCGCGTTCAACAGCTTTTGCAGCAGCCATATTTAAAAGGTAGCGATACTGATCATAACCGTTGCTGTTTGGTAGATCAGCAATAGTTAGTGTAGGTGGTAAGGTATCTTTTATATCACTGCGTAAAGGTGGTGTTTTATAACCTTCTAAAAGTTCACTTATTTTCATACTCCATAATCCTTAAAAGTGCGTACAGGACTAATTTTATGTACATCGTCTGTTTCTATACTCGGAGCTTTCGTAAGAGGTACTGGATTTTTTCCCATTTTAGCCAGCATTCGCAATACCTGTTGATGCTCAATTTTTGAATATGGAATGATGAGAGGTTTATCTTTTAAAACACTATTCAGAGGTATATCATCATTATCTGGAAGACCTGCAAGTGCGACCAACAATCTGTAATATTCATAATTTGGATCTAAATCAGGTACAACCATAGACGGCGGCATAGATTCTCTAGAACTTATAGGAAGATCGGCCCCTTTTTGTTTTTCAAATAATTCTTTGGCTCTCATTAGTCTGCCTATTTTGTTTTGTATATTTATACAATTAAGCAATCTAAATAAATACCAGTATGAGATACAATGATATTGATATAGAACAAATCCGTAATGAAGGTAAATTAGCCTTTCAACAAAAGTTAGAATTAGACTCATGTCCTTATAGAGAAGACAGTTTAGCTGAAAGTGCGTGGATAGATGGGTGGCAGGACGTATTTTATAACACTTTAAATGAATCTAGTACAGTGTTAGATGAACAATATGACAATCCCGATCATTTTTTCCTACGTTACAGCTGGATAGAAGATTCAGGTGATATCATAGAGGAGGCTGTATATGCTGGAAGAATCGTACCATTACGTAAGGTTATGAAAGGTGATACAAAGCGTCACAAAGTATATGTTAATAGCGGACGTAAAAATAAAGACGGTCAAGTTATTGCTAAAAAAGTAGAATTTGGCAGTCCGCATGGTAGCAAATTGCGTATAAGAAAAAGTAGTAAAGGTCGACGTAAGAGTTTTGCTGCACGACACCATTGTTCGACAGCTAAAGATCCAAAAACTGCACGCTATTGGAGTTGCAGAGCACCAAGCAGTAACAGTAAAGGCGGTTATTGGTGACAATTTTTAGGTCTTTACGATCTAAATACAAATTCCGCTGTTTTAAATCAAACCAGTCGTTTAGATTCCGAAAACTTGAGAATCTAAGGTGCCTGAGAGACATTATAGACTATTGGCAAATCGCACCTAAACACGAGTGGCCAAACATGCCCTGGTACTATGGAACCGGTTTACATTATAGTAACAGTTGTCCCATTCAACCTTTAACTAAACAGTTGTGTGGAAACCATGAGAATCGAGACGATTATCAAGATAGTTTACTATACGATAAACCTATTATACCCGATCTACTGCAGAACTTAAGTCAATTTTCGTTAGTAAGATGTAAAATAGGCTGCATAAATGGCGCGGATAGTCAAAGTCAACAGATATCTAAAACGTCGGGTTGGCATAAAGATGAATACCCGCACGAAGTTTTACGTGTAATTGTTCCATTACATGGAGATTCGTCATACTTGTTTGAACTTGAAAATCATAAACCTATACCGTTGTTGCCAGGTTATGTTTATGCATTTGATCAAAGTCAGTGGCATAAAGTCTATAGCAGCAAACCAAGTGACGTACATCGTGTAAATCTAATACTCAGTTTTGTTACTTGGTTTAATAGAGTAGATGATCAATGGATACCAAATGATTTTTGTGGCAAAATCCATCCTTTAAAGCTTTTTGACTTGATTCAGCTTTGAGATAGCTGTATGGCCCTATCTATCATCTCATTTACTAAATTGTTATCAACCCCTTGAGATTTGAGCCTCTTGCTGATTGACACCCAAGCTTTTTCGCCTAATCCCACACGCATTGTCTCGTACATTTCCATTACACAATAATTCTTAATAGACTCGTCTATAGGTGCGTTTATCTGTGTATTATGAACATTTTTGTCGTGAATATCAGGGCTTTGTCGAGCCCATTGTAATGGTGTCAGCCCGGCTTTGCTACTTTTCCAAGTTTGCAACAACGAGTTCATATCAGTATGGCCTGATTGCTGTAGAACATTTTGCATTATTTTATTAACAGCCGTGTCTGTAAGCGGCTTTCCTGTTCTTCCGTACTTAACTAACTCATTTCTTAACATACCCACTGCCTTTAAAACATCATGTTGCACATGCTGTTCATTAAGTGAGTTGTAACCAAGGGACGCCAGTTCGTCTAAACCAGTTTTAATAGTCATAAGCGTGTTTGATAACTGTTTTACATTGTGCGCTGCACCATGCCAATCGGCATGGTCAGCTGACACATCTTCGGCTAGCTGAGCTGTCTCTCTAGCAGCTTTACGCTTTAGGCCTGCCATTGTTAAACGACCAGCTCCTCCTAAAACGCGAATTTCACTTTGATTTATAGGGTCTTGTTTATCTAGCCTATAAATCACCGATTCATCTATTTTGTCTTTTTCTAAAACGGGATTTATTGGCACGTAAGTAGATACCAATCCTTTTAAACTTTCTATTTGTTTGCTTAGATTCGCAGAATTAGGCAGTGCCTGACAGAGATTTTGCGCTGCTGACAAATGTTTCATTATTTCGTAACCAACCTGTTCCACTGAGTCTACATCAAACGCAGGCTGTGGTGTTAGTATAGCGATAATCTGTTTTTCTAAGGCATCAATTTTCATTTGCCGCTCCGCAAAATGTTGTGTATAAACTATTTAGCGGATACCGGTTATCATTGAATTATACAAGTGCATGCTGGCAAGATTTTTTGCTTTAGCTTCTGCCATACAGTCTCCCCATTCAAGATGTTCTATTGCCCATTTGTTTGTGTCAACATGCGTATAAAATGTACTATGAGCTCTTAATTTTGACTTATTGGTAATTTTACAAAGTTCATCAAGAGTAGGTTTGGTTGAGAAATGTTGTAGATACTCCCATTGCGACTGGCTGTAATGAAAAGTTGGACGTACACCTTGCCAGCTGTCTTTAATCTGACAAATTCGCATGTCATTGGCCTTAATATATTCGCCACAATTGATAAAATGATGATGAATATCTAACACAATACCCACATGTTTAGATAATGGTAAGATATCGTCTAAACCTGCTTGATACTCGTCGTTTTCAATGGTTAACATTCTACGTAACTCATTACTCATGCGATCGAACGCAGTAATAAAACCATCAATTCCCAGCCTTCCACTGAGATGAACATTGATTTTAAAATCGAGTTTCTGTTTGCCATAGCCCATCATTACTGCCATATCTCGATGATATTCCAGTTCAGCTAGACTTCTGGTAACAACATCCTCGCTATCGCTTACAATACAACAAAATTGGCCAGGATGAAAGCTAAGTCTAATGTCATTTGCTCGTGCATAGTCGCCAATTTTCGCAAATTCTCTAGCACAAAAGTCTACAACATCTGGTTTTTGCCAAAAATATCCCCATGTTGGTTCGGTGTAAAATGGCAAAATATCACTAGAAATTCGTGTCATACGCAATTCAACACCAAGTCCTGCAAGTTTTTCTAACTGTTGACGAATACTGCTAAGATTGTGTTTAGCAATTTCCCAAAGTTTATCTTCAGCTGTCTGTTTGTCTTGTCTATTCATCCACGAGACTGTGCTTGATGATGTATTAAGCCGTTTGGTTTCTTCTTTTTCTGCTTTAGACATCTTTATATCATCAGGTACAAGCATGTACTTACATGCATAGCCAATGCGTGCTATATTCATGTTATCCAATCCCGTTGTTATTGTGTGAAAATTGTGGTTCAAGCCTCTGTGTAAAACCAGTTGATCTACGTCTAAATGTGCAGATTCTTACCAACCAACGGATAAAAGAAGCAATAGTTCGCAGTATTGTCCAAATTATTAAACCTCCTGCTGCAAATAAAGGTATAGAAAGCGTCAAAACTATAAATTGCAGGTCAATCATAGTTAAAAAACATCCTTCTCTGTCCACTTAAAATAGGCCATTGTAAAATCCCAATCGTTTTCGGCCAGAAGGTGTAAAAATCGTTGAACTTCGCGATCTATTTGTGCCATAAAAGCAAGTTCATTATCGGTTAGAGATTCAAAGTAATTCTGGTCGTAAATCGAAGATAGCGCATCTTGCTGATCTAGTAAAGAGAATTTGCCAACAATATCCGGTATACTGTGCATTAAATTTTCTCTCCAGGGTTCCAACCTCGGAATTGCATGAAAACAGGAAATCTGATGCTGTAAATATCATTGCTATCTTGGCTAAGCGTCAATGCATCACCTTTAATTTCGCCAATTCTACCTTTGACATTGTGACGGTTTTGCCAAATTGCGTCGCGTAACTCGTCACTATAACCACTACCTACACTGGTTTGAATTTTTTTACCATTATCCTCTCCAGCAAACACACAAGCACCCATGGTATTTTCATACTTGCTACCAGGTGTTCCAGGAACTACCTCAATTAATTCCAAATCAACTGTAATAAACGGTTTCATTTTGAGCCAGGCGTCTGAACGCTTGGTTTTATACGAGGCTGTAGGGTCTTTTATCATAATGCCTTCGTAGCCAGCTTCAACAGTTTCTTTGTTAAATTCAGCAAAGGTTTTTTGGCCTGCAGGTGTGTCTAGATCTACTGCAAGTTTAGGAACAACATAAATTGATCCATATGCAATCTGCGCTAGTAATGGTTGAAATTGCACAAGTGCAGTGTGCCTGTCAATTTGTGACAGCTTACATTCTCCTGCTAGGAAATCGTCAAGAGGCAGGCAGTCAAACAGTGCTAGCTTTGCATCAGTTGTATCAACATTTTCCTTGCGATTCAACTGTTTCATAAGAGCCTGAAAATTTCTACTTACCATTTCTCCATCAAAAACCATGCTAGTAGTAATTACAGACAGCAGTTCTGCTAGTTTATTTGCAATATGTGAAAAATTTTCATTGAGTCGTCCATCACGACTATATTGAGTAACTGTATTCTTTGTTTTATCAAGAATACTTATAATTCGACAATTATGAACTAGAACATTATTAGCAAAAAAATTACTAACATTTTCAACTTCTAAATCATAACGATCAAACTGCTCAGTAATTTCTTCGATCGCCTTAATTGTAACAAACGTCATAATATTTTCCTCAATACGAGTTGGTTAGGTTGACGGTATTGTGTATTAATTCTTTAACTTTGTCAAAGCTTTTTTTAATGTCAATTTCCCATATCGTGATAACTGTCACATTAAAGGATTCTATATGCTCCTGTCGCAACTTATCATTTTCCCAAATTTCTTGGGCAGTAGTAGGACCAATATGTAATTGAATAATATCACTTGGATAATATACTCTCGGGTCAGCATGCCAATAGGTACCAAATATTTCTATCACAATTCTATATTGTTGCATCCATATATCAACTATCGGGGAATATATTCTGTTATTTTTACTACGCTTTTTAGGAAATAAATTGGGAATTTCGTTTTCGTGTACAAAACCTTGATCAAGTAACCAGTTTGACAACTTTTGATGCGGTTTTGTTAACATATGCTTGTCTGTAGAACGAGGTAGGTACCGAGCGTTAGAAACACCATATTTTTCCAAAAGAGTTGTAGTTATTTTGTCTTTTATTTCTGCCCTTTGAAAAGGATTGTCAACCCCATGCCTATCTTGATTGGTTGATACCTTTTTTTCTTTTATTGACGTTGATTTAGAAACATTATCAACTCCGTATCTTTGTTCTACAGTTGATTTATATTGTTCTCGTGTTGATAATAAGTTTGCAGATTCTTTAATACTCATAGTGGTAATTCCATTTATTCTGCACCAATCTCGTAAATGTGCTCCACTAATTTTAATTCCAGCCCATTCTTCGCTTGTTTGTTCCATTCTATAGATTGGCATTTTTTCAACTATCAACATTTGTCTTAACAGGCTGTCAAAAGGCTCTAATCGTGCCTGACTTTTCATAGTCCTACAATAATGACTAGGACTAATATTTGTTTTTTTACAAAATTTACAATACGACATAGAAATACCTGCCAAGTTTATTGTACCGTATTTATCACAGACTATAAACTTGATGGTGTATTACTTTATTTTTCCAGCAATTTATCACCAACTTTTAGTAAATCAACCCTTCGCCAACATTTAATATTTGGTAACCATACCAAATGATTACCAGTTAATGGCGGCAACAGTTTACCATTTTCTAATGTAATGCGATACCATTTAATTGTGTCATCATTAATATCCTTGGCATTTTTGGCCCAGTTTGTTATAGTATTAAACTCAATTTTACCAGTTAAGGTATTAAAGGATTTAATTTTACCAGATATTTTATTATCAACAACTTCAGCGATGGATACTTTTTGCCCATCATCAAATTCAATTTCCCATTGTGCCGACAAACATCCGTCAAGTTTGATATCTAACAGTTTATTACCTGTCATCTTCTTTGGGTGATCGTCACCATTTTTAGCAAGCTGACAAGAAAAAACAGGAATTAGATAGGGTTTAGCAGAATCACCGTTGCGTTCAAGAACTTTGTTAATAGTGGTTTCTGAAACACCGCATTTGAGATCTTTAAGTAGAATACGCCTGTAAAAATAATTCCAATCTTTTACCGATGCAGCATTTGCTGCGTTTCTAAGTGTATCGCGAGCTGCGTTACCAGTTAGAGTCCTTGTTTCAAGCTTCTGTGAGATATCTAGAAAATTTTGAAAAGTGAATTGAGTGATAAATTGAGGATCATCCTCACCTTCAATGAGTGGAACCTTTTTTACTCCATATGTTCTAAGTGCATCAAGTGCCATGAGTGAGCCCTGAAAGAACTCAGTTATTTTGAGATCCCATGCCTCTTGAATGATGCGTTCTTTTTCTATGCGACTATTTGTTACCTCTAAGGCTTGAATTACATCAGCAGCTGATTTCAATTGAGTTACTCCGATTTTGCTTAGTGATATTATATGATTTATCATATGTGTCAACCTAATTCCCTTGGTATTGCGGTTGGTTGGGTGAACAGTCCATATCTCCCTAGTAAAAAATTACTAGAGAGAATGTATAAGAGAATTTACTGCGTACAGGCAGTTTTCACAGATTGGTTTTCGTGCTTGATTCATACAATAAATCGCCGGCGGTTACCCTGTACCGGCATCACACGTACATCTTGGACCGGTAGGTCCAGTAGCGGATAATCGAAAAAGATATACCAATTAACTTTTTCGATTACTGATCGTTATCAATGGTAGATAGAGCGATCCTTTTTTAGGCCATGCTTCACATGTTGCGATAATTTGAATTTGTCTTTTCCATACTTGACAAATTATTCCGGTCTCGGGCTGGAGATATTTAGACCATTAGGACAGCCGATACTTACCGGTCAGACGGACGAATCGCCTGTTGTTTTGCGTTCCTGACAGAGACTGTCCCTTCCGCCAGTGGTTACCATTTACCACCATATTAGATCGTCTTACGCTTTATTGGGAATAATGTTGGGCCTATATGATGAATAACAATATATAAATTGGTAAGCAGGGTTTGCACCCTGCTTACGTATTAACGAGACCAATTTTTAGGTATTGGACAGCCTTGAGCCTGTGATGAATTTGAATATGCTGGGAATGGATCAGCCTTATACTGAACATCGTGTTTTCTACGTAATTTTATGCCCATTTTTTCTAAGTTACGTGCTGTATTATAATAAAGTGCCATTATTGTATCTGGTTGAGAAGGATTCATGCGCCTAAATTGAGTAATTTGTGTTTGCCAATCTGTAGCTGAACCAACCCCTGTGCCTACCTCTTGGCTGACATAAAGTTGGTTAATAACTCCACTACTGGTTTTTACTTCAGCTGATGACGCAGCGTTCATAGGAATATTTGCAACGGCAGCATTTACTGATGCTACTGTTAATGGCGTACTCAGTGATAAGTTGTTAGCCGTATAGTTGCTGTCGTATCCTATAGACGATGGACTTGAACTGTCGTATTGTCTTGAATTATAATTAGTTGGATTACCATTATAATATGTTGCTATTTGAAACGGCTGTAAAGCTTCATAATATTCAGAGAATACCATTACACCTATAACACCTGTGTTGGTTGTAGTGCCGCCTATGTTGTTTACATAGCTATCGCGCTTGCGACTAAAGAAAAATTCAGCTGCTTCCGTTTGATTGATTCGCCACCCTGGAATATTAATGGATTCATTTGGTGATAAAACATAGCCTTGACTGTCTATGCCGGCAGGTTTGCCTTCTAACACATCAAGTCCGTCGACACTTAAAATAAAAAGTGCACGGTTAAGCGAGTGATTTTTCAATTCAATCGTATATGCATTGCCTTCTCTGCCCTCTATCCAAATACTACCATTATGATAGTATTCGTCTGCTGGGTTACGACCTAGAGGCCGTACAAGAATTTCATATTGTCTAGAACTGTCAAACATGGAATTACTCCTTCATTGACTTCAGTTCGGCAGAAGTATAAAGCCCATCCTTATACAAATCAGCTGTGCTTACACCGTGTGCCTTTGCAAAACGCATGCGTGTTGTGCTAGCACTTACACTAGCCATTGTTTGCGCCATATTTGCGGTGCTATAGCTAGATGTGTTGCTGAGATTCATTCCAAATGTACTACCGACTGCAAATGCATCTATGTTAGCACCTAAGAATGTAAAGGTCCAATCTTTAGCTTCGGCTGCTTTTACTAGTTCTTTAATTTGTTCATTGGTATATCGCACACTAGCATTTTCAGCACCATCCGTTATGATGGTAATAATTACGCCTGGACGATCTGCTTTTTTATGTTTAGAAAGTGCTAAATTTATGCTGTTTATAGCGTCGCCTATTGCATCCAATAGATTGGTTCCGCCATTTGGACGATAAGTTTCCTTAGATAGTGTTGGAACTTCATTTAATGGACGATCCGTGTAAACAACGTGAATTTTTGGTGAATCAAATTTAATTAGAGTCAGTGTTGCTGCACCAGCTGTGTCTTGAGTACTGCGTTGTCCTGCAACAAACTCATTAAAACCTGCAATTGTAGTGTCCCAACATACTCCCATGCTTCCACTTTCATCTAATACAACTGCGATATGTGTGCCGTTTTTGCCAGCTCGCTTTAACTTTGGCTTAGAATTTGTGGTTGAATTTGAAATTTGAGCACTGACTGCTGTTTTAACAACAAGATCAGGAAATGGATTTGGTAGATTCATTTTATACCTCCTATGGTTTTTACGTGCCTAGAATTACCTCTAGGTCTTTCTACCTGAGTGACTGCTTATCATTGCAATCACAACGTATTTATACATATAAAATGATGGCATATCAATATCTAACGGTAAAAATTATAAACCTGTTAGTTTTTCAAAATATTCTTGAAATTTAAGCTCGCTTTTTATTTTGATTTCGTCCCAAGGAAGATTTTGCATAGCCGTCGACCGCACAAATTCGTTAGTATATCCTAACCAAACAATTGATGGTGCCATAAAAACTACGGTAGACTTTGGTGCGACAAGTCTCAAACATTCTGATCTTACGTCGTCAGCTGTTTTAACAGACCAAGAACGATTTTTCCATGAAATCATAACGCCCCCGACTGTTTGTAACGGATCGCTATCAAAACTGAAACTATATTTTTCTGGATTTAGATCAAAATCGGAATACAGACTCAATCTGCTGGTGCCATTATTGGTACCATAAACACCTAAAGTTCTAAAATCAATGCTGTCTAAATTGTTGTCGTACCACCATTTCACTGTATCTAAACAGTTTTCTTTGGTATCATATGGTAGTCCAACAATAAAAGCCAGATGTTGTGAAATCTGCCCTTTCCAGATGTTATGATACAGCTCTGGAATGTAATCTTTTGCATGTTTACCGCTCCACCCTTTGCCTATTATTTTACTAGCCTCGGGATGCAAAGTTTCTAAACCGTGAAATGCCCCAGATAATCCTGATTCTTTTAGTCTTCACGCGGAAGCCCGCGAGAGCTTGCTCCATAGATTTCCAGACCTGACACATATGGTGAACTACCGCGCAGCAAGCTGTCGCGGCTTCCTGGTCCGATTGACCAGTAGCTTTTCCTGCTTCGGCGACACATGGCTAGACGATCCGTACGAATCATCCCCGCTAGAGGTATCTCCACAGGCGT